TTAAAAGGCTTTCTAAATAATTTAAACGCAATTCAATCCAAACAGATAATGAGAATTCTCTCTCAGATGAGAGATCGAGGAGAAATTCGTAATGCAGTTGATTTTGAAACTAAGTTAGCCGACTTAGTTTCTCTTGTAAAAAAGGATGAGTTAACTCAACGAACTCCAGTTTTCGTTTTTCAGGAAGGAGATCTTTTAGAGTCAGATGTTGTAAGAACGTTTATTGATCTTGTTAAACTTGATCTAGAAGCAGCTCTTGGTGAAACAGAACAGCTTGGAAATGCGATTAGGGCTCATAATAGAATTCTTACTGAAAATTATCTTGATGTAATCGAATCATCTATTTCTGAACTCGAATCAGAAACAACTGCATATGAAGTTCTGGAAGCAAGAAAGTTTACTGGTTTTTCTAGCGTACTAAAGCAATGGTTGTTTAGTGGAGCTATTGCCGTTCCTGGTGCATCAGTAACCGATTCGTTTACCTCGTCTTTATTTGTAGATAGTCGAGGGAATGAAAAGTTATGGTTCTCTCCTCCTGGAATTGGAGAACCTGGACTTCATTTAGGAATAGATAGAAGTCATAGTGAATATGAAGATACTTTCGATGAAGTTGAAATCCTAACTGATTCGACGACTCCTCAAACTGCTTTAAGTACAGCAACAAGTAATAATACTCCTATTCAAGCAATCGATAATAGTCGTGATACTGCTTGGAGACATTCAGTCTTAATCCCTGATTATCCAGATTATTGTCGTTTAATTTTTTCAGTTTCTTTTGTCGGCGCGAAAAGAGTAAACGCAATTTCAATAGATCCTCTATCTGATATTCCAATGAAGATTGTATCGATCTTCTATGTTGATTCTGGAGGAAAGACGGTTGATTTACAGATTGGATCTGATTATGCCGGACAAACAGATCTTTTATTTGAACATTCAAGTTATTTAGGATCTCGTCTTTCGAAAGATGATGATTGGATTCTCCCTAATAAGAAGAAAATTATTCCAGTTGGAGATATTATTGTTTCGAAGTTTATTATTACTTTCCAACAAGATACTGCTGGTGATGGAGAATTCTTTTACTATGATGCAGATGTTGGATCATGGCAGAAAGGTACACCTCTAGAAGATTGTATTAGAGGTTATATGAGAGATCATGGTGGGGCTTCTGGAATGGAAGTCCCATTACAATTAGGATTTATTGGTAGCGCCGTAGAAGATCGAAGACAAGCTCGGTTCGCAGAATATGTTTTCGGATTAAAAGAAATTTCTACATTATCGAGAGAATATACTCCGAATGGATTCTTCGTACCAGAGTCTTTTACTTTAAGTAAGGCTCCAAATATTTTAGCTCTTTATTCTGATGTATTCTTTCCAATCGGACAAGAAACCGATATTGAGTTTCTTATTCATAAAGAGAATTATGATTCCAATAATACTCTTATCGATAAAGAAGTTATTCCAATCTTATCTTATGGGGATTCGTCTGTTAACGAAAAACTTTTTCTAGTTGAATTACAGAGTGCCACTTTAATTCGTAATACTGGATTTTTAAGATTCTATCCAGATTTTTCTCAAACCTTCGAAGTTTATAAAGATGATGCTCTGCTTACATTAGGATTAGATTATCAAATATCTGTAGATAATGGAGATACTTTCGAGAGTGTAATCCCCCCCGTAGGAATCGTTTCTGATCCCCTTAAATGCCTCGTCAAGGTTCAAAGTCCACAGCCTGGAGTGTTCTATCAAGTATCTTATACGCCTCTTGTAGGGTCATTTGAGACTGGTTCTGAGGTTTGGTTAAATAAAGATCATACGGTAAAGTTAGATAGATACCAAACTTATGTTTTTAATAATCAACGGACAACCGGAGTTGTGTCAAGTTGTAAACTTGGTCTTCAAATTATAATTAGATCAAGTACTTTAAATACTCGCATTTCTCCTTATTTAAGAGAGCTTATTCTGTTAGGTGGTTAAATGGATAAATATAGAGGAATTACTAGACTCCCACTTGTTGAAAGTAAAGTTAATCATCTTTTAGGAAGATTAGCAACTAATCGTTCTATTGGAAGTTATCGTACTCAGGAAGAATTAGTTCGAGCTTATGCTTCTATTTCATCTATTATCTTAGATGGTTTCGATAAACGGATTTATGATCTTCCTCTCGCGGTTGCTGGAACCCCTGTTAGCGAAGAAGCTCTTAATCTTTATTTGCTAGGTCTTTATAGCGAAATTAGTTATCTCTTAAACGCGGTAAAGAATACAGCTGAAATGGCCGAAGAGAACTTTAATTTTGCTGTAGCTCGAATACGTACGTTACAAGCAGGAATTAAATATTGCCGTAGACATTTATCTACCTATGCTTTATATGCTACCCAATTTGGAAACACTCTACATTTTGGAGAAACGTTTTCTACGGAAGTTGATCTAGATCGAGGAAGTTCTCTCCTTGGTCAAGAAGAATGTTTTATCGATTTAGCCGAAGGAACGGTCTCTTTACCACGTATCAGTGGATCAGATATTTGGAAGATTGAAACCGTTGAAGTTGGATCTTATTCTAATGGTGTATTAGGAAGTAACGTTGAAGCTGGTACTCCTACAAGAGGATCGATTCAGGCGATATACGATGGAAACATTGATACTTGGACCGAATATGAACGAGTCGTAGATGCAGAAGATCTTGAGGGATTAACCCTTGAACTTAAAATAAAATTAAGTGACGTTCAGCCAGTTAATGGTATTAAAATCCATCCGATATTTTTAGGAGCCAGAACTCCTTACTCTATATCTGAAATTAAAGTTTCATCAGATGGACGAGATTGGATTTCGTTAAAAGACGAAGTGCGGGTTGCTGATTTTTTAGATGAAGATCCTGAGGAACGATATCATTTGTCTCCTCACTCTTCGAGATTTTCAGGAGAGTTTAATATTACCTTTGCTCCAAGGTTTATTAAATTTTTAAATATTTCTTTTAATCAAACTTCAGCTTTTCCGATAAATGATATTTATGATGTACGAAGATTTAGATATGTAATTGCTATTAAAGAAATCGAAATTTATGGTCATAAGTATTCTGCTGTTGGAGAACTAGTTTCTAAGCCCATTAATTTTACTAAAAATATTTCAGCGTTAGGGATTTCAAGTTTAATTGATCCTCCTTTTGTTCCAAGGGAAGTTGGAGGCGCAGATTATTTTATTTCATTTGATGACGGTTCTTCTTGGAGCCAGGTTCGTTCTTTAGATGAGTCTGATTTAAATATTCCAGAAGTGTTATATCCAGAAACTGAAGTAACCTCTCTGCGATATAAACTTCATCTATTTAAAGACGAGATGGCTTTTGCTCAGCAGACGGAAGATGTTCCTACTAAATCTTTTAGTGAAAAGGTGCCTTGGTCAGCTAGAAGACCGTTCGTTATAAATCTATTTCATAAACCAATCGAGGATACAATTACAATTTGTGATCCTCAAGTTTGTTCGCGCGGAAAATTATATCCAAAAACAGTGTTAGGTTATGGAGTCCCTTCTTCTATTACGGAATCTGCTGGAGGTGGATATTTTAGACAAGGTAATATTGAGTTACGGTTAAAACTGCCGTTACAATATGTAAAAGATCCTTCTACGATTTATCTCTTTGTTAATAATATCTTATGGTCAAGAGTCGCGACTACTGCTAACTTTTCTTACTTTTGGGATAGGCAGTATGTAATCGAAAGAAATCTTTCTCCAGATTCAGGTAAAGCTGGAGATTGGGAAGTTGTTTTTGGCGACGGAGAAGCTGAAAATCCTACTGGAAGTATTCCTTCTTCCGCCGATGAAATTTCTTTATATTTAGCTGAAGAAGCTTCAGTCGTAGAAGGTCTCGCCGCACCATATAAATTAAAACTTGAATATCCTTCTGACGGAATAAAGGAGAATACTATAATTCGTTCTTTTAGTGGAGTGTTTGTCGGACCAACTGAAACTCTTCCTTCTCTTGCTACTAAAATTAACCTTCAAAAAAAGAATGTTCTTGTTGGAGAAGCTTATCGAGGAACGTTTCATCCATTTAAAGTTTCAATTAGAAATGCTTCAGGGTTTGTATTCTCTACAAGTAGTGCAGATTCAACTCCTCCTGGATCAGGTTCTTTCCAGAACTTTAAACCATTCATTAATGGAAATTCAGAATTGTTAGCAGATGGAGATTGGACAGTTGATGCGAAGGAAGGAATTATTTATTTATGGACGGCGACTGAAGCAAATAAAGAATATACGGCTTCTTATTGGTGGGAAGATTCTTATGATCTTAGTTTAGATGATTGGAATTTCGTCGAAGGAACATTAGACGAGATTGAAGTTTATGAGTCTGGATATAAAACATTAAGCGACTCTTCTCTTATTGGTACTCATGCAACTGCTGGACATACCAGTATGTTAATTAGTATTTCTAGTGACATTATTAAAGGTATTGTAAAGAAAAGTTTTAAGATTGAGGATGGAGAAATTGGTGGATATCGAGCCTACGAAATTCCCTTTATAGATGGAAGAACTGAATTTTTGGGTCGCGCGAAAATACAAGACGAGTCGATTCCTTCTCTTATCTCAGATATAAATAGTATCGTTAGATTTAGATTAACTCATTGGCAAACATTAATTCCAACGAGTTCTCCTTCTTTCAGTGATACAACAACTTATTTTATTGAAGAGAAGTCGAGCTTAGCTGGTTGTACTATTCTTGGTGATTATTTCTTCGATGCTACTGGAATAGCTGGAGATGGAGTTGGATATATCTACTTAAATATTGGGTCACCTGGAATTCCTTTTATCGAAACTATCACAGTTTCTTATCAATATGCCGATGTATTATCTACAGAAAGAATGAAAGGATCTTTCTCGATTGATGCCTCAACAGGAATTGTTCATTTTGCTCAACCATTGTTAGCGGCTGATTTAACCAAAGAAATCTCTTTTAAATATACTCGCTATAAGACTTCCTATAATATCTCCTCTGTGCTAACTAAAGAGAAGGATTATTTAGTTAACGCAGAGGAGTCTAAGATTACAGTTTTAACAGGAGCGGTTGGTATTAATCAGAACTTTTTAATGGTTAATTATAAATATCAACCGGAAGTTACTCGAACATTGGACTTAGCTCCTTACTATTCTCCTTTAGTAAGAGCTTTAGATATTAAGGTGTCATAGTGGGACATATTAGAGAACAAAGATCTATTCGACTTTTTGAAGAAACTCTTTTATCTTGGTTAGAAGATGGAGTGATTCCTACTTCTGAACAATTACAAGAAGCTTATTCTCTAGCCGAATCAAAGCATGGAGACCTAGTTAAATCAAGTTTAAACGGAGCTGTCCTTCCTCAGAGATGGGCCGAATCTTCAGCTTCTCAACATAATGAAGTAATTAACTTACTTGGTAATGATTTAGATGTTCTACTCCGTTCTCTTACAGCTATTACTGATTTAGGTATTACAACATTAGGAGAATGGAGTGCTCGTTCAAAAAGTCTTGAGACGCGGGTAGAAAGATTAAAATTAAGAATAGAATCCTTAATTCTTTTAAAATCTGATTCTGCTGGATTTGTTTCTTTTGTTGAAGATGGGTTCTTTTCACTTGAAAAAGTGAATCAAGAAACTACGGCTAATATCGATACTCGTACTGGAGAAGTTACTCTCAATATTGATAGGAGTGAAGCAAGTGGTTCTTCTCAAGGGACTCAAATAGATTTACTTTCATCTCAAGTTAGCTGGGCAATTATAGAATCAAGTAACGTTAGATTCTCTTCTAAGACCGCAGGCAGTAATCTTAATAATCTATTCTCTGATAAAAACAATAGATGGGGAGTAGAAATCGAAACCTCTACTCCTGATCAATTTAAAAGTTCTAATAAAGCCACTAAGTCAATTGTCGGTGAATTGAAACTTAAGCTTTCTAAAGAAACCGAAATTTCAAAGATCGTTTTATTACCTTCAGATTCTACTGCTGGTACTAGTTCTGTCATCGCAGCTCAATTTAGTACAGATGGCTATGTTTGGGCAAACGTTCCTTCTGAATCGCCCGTTCAATCTGGTACAGGAAACTTTATATGGAGATTTCCTTTAACTAAAGTTTTATGGATTAAATTCATCGTTTCGAAAGCAGCTCCAGATATTACCGGTACAACTGAGAATATTTATGATTTCGGATTCGATCGTTTAAAAGTTTACTCGGAAGAATTTATCGTGACGGAGGGAGGGGATACTCTAGTTTCGGAACCTTTAGTTCCGATTTTAGCTGATAAGGATGTTTTGTTCGGAAGAGCTTCACTTGAAGTTTGCGAAGAAGTCCCCGAGGGTACATCTTTAAGATATTATTTAAAAGCTTATGACGGAATCGTATCTACAGATTGGATTCAAATCTCTCCTCTGAGTCGAGAAGAAAATTCGAATCCTGCGGTTATCGATTTTACGGCCCCTAATAGTTTATCTTCTGAAGATCTATTAACTATTTTTAATCCAGCAATTAACGTAGAGTCTCTTAATGTTATGAGACTTAACGGAACTAATCCACTTAATTATGCGTTTGATAGTGGTTTTGATACCTCCTGTAATTTTTATATAGATGTCAGTGATGAAAAATTATCCGATTTAGTTTTGCTCCGTAATACAGGATATAGCACAGGAAAATTTCCCGCTATTAGTCAAGATCTAAAAGTAGGAGATATTGAATGTGGCTGGGGATTAGAATCAGATAGTCTTTATTACTGTACTTTCTTAATCAAGAACCCAGATGGACTTATCTTTGATTTTGGGCGTAGTCAAGCTGTTATTGATGGACGAGTTGTTTCTGGGATAGTTCAAGTAAATTCTGGGTATCATGAATTTAAAACTGATAGAGCTAATTGGGGAACACTGTCTGGAAGCTCTATTACTTCTTTAAATGAATTAAAAGCAAGAGATCCTTTATATCCCTATAATCATAAATATATGATAGAAGGATTTAATTATCCTACGACTTGGAATGGTGAAAAGATTTATTTAGGAGTTGATGAATATTGTCAATATAGAAGTCGCCACATTGGAAAATATGACTTTTCTAGAACCGCTATTGATTTATCAATTTATGCTCTTGATGTAATTAGTGGATCTAATACAATCGTTTTATTAAAGTTTGACTCTTCTCGTCCAAATCATGAGAATGAGAGAGTGAGATTTTTTTATACAAAAAGATTTGAAGCTTTCGATAAAATTCAGATAAAGGCTGTTCTACAGGGTCTATCTGACAAAACTCCAATAATAACTTATTATCGAGTTAGGGTAAAATAATGAAAAGATTACGATCCTCTGGAACCGTTTCAATTCTTAATCTTTCTGGTTCCGTTAATGTATTACAACAAATTACCGATAATCTGAAAGGATTACAAAGTGATTTATCTCAACTTATAACTGAATATAATGCTGAAGTATATCCAGTCTTATCAACTTTACCCCAAGGTAAAAGTGAATCTCGATGGAATCTCCCAGATAATACGATTAATCCTCGAATAAATGGTTTAGATGGCGCGAACCTTTTCGTTGATATTGCAGCTTCTGCGGTAAAAGATAGTGGAAGGTTTTGGTATTCTATCTCTGGACGAAGTCGACCCAAAACTATTAAAGAAGTATTCTCTTCTTTATATACTGATTTAACTACTCAAATTGATTTATTAAGAAAAGAAATTAATACGAGTAATCAGGAGATACCTGTTTCTGCTTATAACAATTCAATTTCAGTATCAAATTTAGTTGAAGATGATGTTAGATCGATTATTTTTGATGGGACTTCGATCTCAGCGACCGCTTCTAGTTCGGGAGTAATCAGTGTAAGTTCACTCAGTAGACATGATGCTTATGCAATTCATACTGATACTGCTGCCGAAATTTCAGGACTTACGTTAAAATCCTCTCCTACAATTTCAGATTTATTGGTAATTGAAGACGCTGCTGATAGTTATACAAAGAAGCGAATTACAATTGGAACTTTACCAATAGTACGTGCCGCTCCTTCTATAGTTGTTGGAAACGTTTTATCAGGCGATACTTCTAGTGATTGTGATTATCTTGATACAGGGAACGGAAATCTTTTAAGAGTTGCTATTTTAGCAGCAACAGATGGTACCGATGTTTATATTCGTCCTGGTTATTATAACTTTAATTTACCTGATGGACCGACAGGGCCTATTACTATTCCAGCAGGAGTAAAAGTTATCGGGGCAGGATGGAGACAAGTTATAATTTTCCCTCTTTTAACTGATCCTCGCGCATTTACAATGGGAGCGGGAGATTCTCATCTAGAGGACGTTTTTATTGCCGAATTAGATGATGCTTCTGGTCTTATTGTTCAGACAACAACTGGAGGAGTTATTGAGTTAAATCGGGGTTCTGTTTGTAAAAATGTTCATATAAGTTTTATGGCTAACTGGGCCGGATGGGCATCTAATAATATACTGGTTATTGCTGGATTTTTGGTTCCTAGTTCAGTAATACAAGATAAGGTAATTCTAGAAGATTGCTTTGTTGATGGAGTTAGAGCTAATTTATCTGGAGGCGGAAATTCTTGTTCGGCAGTTTTTCATGAATCTACCGAAGTCCCATTAATCGTTAGAGGATCTTCTTTTTCCGGTGGTGATTATTGTTTGCTTTCCTATGGAAATATTAGTGTTGATCATTCTTTTATTTCTCTTGGAGCAGGAGCTGTTTCGGCGGTTAGATTATTTGGTCCAGATGCTTCCGAATCATCAATTCATGGATCTGAGATTGTAATTGATGGATCCTTAATCGATGGATATCCGATAGAAAGTGGAATTGTCATTATCGGATGTGAAAAATTTTCCATAACAGATAATAAACTTCTAGCTACATTAGGAGGACTAGGAACAACAGCCATCTCGATTGATAGTACGAGTTATGGAGTTATTAATAATAATCGAGGAATTACTGACGTTACTGGAACCGCTGGATGGACGACGGCAGTAGATCTATCTGCTACAACTTACTATAATAGTGTTGTTGGGAATAATTTTTTTGATGGTGGAGCTACTGCTGCTGGAACATATACCAACATAGGAACTGGTAATGATCTAGCTCATAATCTGTAGGAGGATTTATGACAGTTATAAAAAAAGGAACAGATAAGTTCTTTACGACAAGAGGTCTTTCTTTTAATTCATCTCTTTCTGAATTTGCAACAAATGATGTACTTGATTTAGCCTCTTCTTTAGGAGGTCCAGCGGCTTTCGTTCAGGTTGAAGTTCTAGCAGCTTCTAGTTGTTCGTTTAAAATTAATTCGATGTCTCGTCGATTTCCTTTAAATGAAGACGCTAAACGTTATGGCATTGTAGCCTATGATTTTGCGAATGAAGCAATCTGTTTAAATCCAGATATTCCCGCTCAGGATATGACTGCTGGCGAGATAATTAATATTACTGATCGAGCAATTTCTAATATTGAATTTACTGCTGTAGTAGGTACGGTAATTGTTCGAGTATGGAACTAACATGGAATTAATTAACTCAATGACGGTAGCTTCTTACCTGATTCAATTAAAGAAGGAGTTCCCATCTTTAAAAATTGGAAAGAGAAAACCGTGGTGGCTAAATTTAATCTTCAAAGCTCCGTTCATAAAAAAACTTAAATGGTTTAATTTTACCCAGACTATCGGAACGAATATTTGGCTTGCAGAAGATTGGAATTGTTATAATAGTCACCATCAAATGATTACTCTTCGTCACGAGAGAATTCATTTGTTACAATTCCAGAAATACGGATTAATTGGAATGATTATCCTTTACTTATTCCTCTTCTTCCCAATTGGATTAGCATATTTTAGAGCAAAATTTGAACGAGAAGCATTCGCCGAATCGATGAAAGCGAAAATAGAGTATTATGGAATAACGACAGAGGTTCAGGATTCCTCTAGAAAGACTTATCTAAGAAATTTAACTGGGTCAGCTTATTTGTTTCCTTGGCCCTTTAAAAAGGTAATTCTGAATTGGTTTGCTGAAGATTGGATTAAAGCTGTCGACGAAAGGAATGCTTTAAATGTGGTTAAAAAACGGAGTACTAGTCAGAGGTAATCCTCCGAAAAGCGCGTCTAGTGGACCAAAAATAATTACTCATCGTTCTCAAAGAATTTCAGTTGCCTCCTCTACTAAACGATTAGATAATTTATTATCTGGTAAAGCTAGAGCTTGCATCTATAGATGTTTAGCAGGCGATACTAAACTTTTAATGGCTGATGGTTCCCTTAAAGAAATCAAGGATGTAAATTTAGGGGATTTCGTAATTAACATGAAAGGAGATCCAACTAAAGTTATCAGTAAAACTTATAGCGGACGACCAAATAAGGTTGTTTCCTTTCGTAGTACAAGGATGTTAGATTATATTACTTGTACTCCAGAACATCTGATCTTAGTGTTAGATCTTCGAGAATTTGAAATTCCGAAAGGAAAAGGAATTTCTTATTTTGCCCGAAAAAAATATGCGAAGGATTTAATTCGTTGGATTCCGGCAATAGAATTAAATGAAAAGACTTTTCCTTTGCTTCCTTCTGATATTAAACTTCAACTTATTGATCAAGAACAAATTGATTTAGCAGCTTATCTTCCCGAAAATAGTAACAGTAAAGTTTCTGAAACGGAAATTTTTTCTGTTGGAAAATCTTACGAATCTTCTTTTCGAGAGATCGCGGCTAAATTAAATGCTTCTTATTGGCAAGTAGCGGAGGTCAGTCGAAATAGAGTTAAATTTACTAGATCAATTCATTTTCAAATAAAAGAGGAATTAGATAAGCTTAATTATGTAACTAAAACAAAACGAAATATTTTAGTTGGATATAATTTAGGTAAATTTTTTGGATTGGTTTTAGGAGACGGCTCTATGCGTCTTCGATATAATAAAAAGCTAATTAGTAGTGGAGAGATTTCTATTGCAGTAAATTCTAATTACAAAGATCAGATTCAAGAAATCAAAAGAATAGTAAATGATCTGTTTGGTTTAACTTGTTCAGAATACAAAAGTAAGACCTCTAAATGTGTTCAGGTTGTTTTTTATTCAATACCAATCGCAAAAATGCTTCTAGGTTTCGGAAAAAAGATAGAGAAGAAACTTCCGCCAGAATTTCTTTTTAATAATAAAGAATATTTAAGAGGGCTACTTGATGGTCTCATTCAATCAGATGGGTGGATATGTAATAGTGGTGCCATATCTTTTGATAATATAAGTCCATACCTAATTTCTTTATATTATTGGCTTCAAAATCAGTTTGGAAATAACTCAAAAATTTATTATTCTTTTCCGAGAATATCTAATTTTAATCAAAATCAAAGATTAATTCGTGGAACTTCTCGATCTTTAAAGGCGCGAACTTTTCATCATAAAGGAGCTTCGAATCATCAGAGAATTACGGGTTCCGACGGAGTTCGATATGATATTAGTGAAATTATTAAAAAGGATATTCTTGATAAGGAAGTAGACGTTTGGGATATCGGGGTTTCTGATCACTCTAGTTTTATCGCAGAGAATCAAGTAGTTCATAATTCTCTTGGCGGGCTTGGTGACATTATTATGGCCACTCCTATTTCTCGGGGATTTAAAACCAAGTTCCCTGATTCTCATTTAACTTATGCCGTTCCGGCTGATTATGCTGGTGGAGATTTAGTTGCTCTTCTAGAAAACAATCCATATATCGATGAAGTGATTGACTATAAATTAATTAATCGAGATGATTATGATGCTTTTTCAGATATCACAAGGGTTGGTCTTTCAGATGAAAAACCGTATACGATTCCTCCTAATAGAATTGATCTTTTCGCCAACGCTTCCGGAGTTCCTCTCTTTGGCAATTATCAGCCTATTTATGTAATGACTGAAGACGAAAGAGTTTGGGGAGAAAATTACGTCAAAGCTGCTTTAAATAATAAAAAGTATAAAGGTTTAATATCCGTTCATCTAGGATCAAGAGATCCTAAAAGATCTTGGCCTCACTATCAGATTAGAGAATTTTTAAATCGCGCGCACCAAGAAGGATATTTTTGTTTCTTATATGAATGGGGAGGTGCAGCAAATGATTGGAAGATTGCTGGAACTAATTTAGTTTTTGATTATGGAATAAGACAAGCCGCTGCGGTTATGAAAGCAACTGATGTTCTTGTTTGCCCCGATAGTATGATGCTTCACCTTGCCGGAGCTTTAAATTTTAAGACAGTTTCTTTATTCGGAAGTATGCCTCCTGGATGTAGAATTAATCGATATCCAAATGCAATTGCAGTCGTGAATCAACAGTTAGCTTGTCTCGGATGTATTTATGCTTCTTGTAGTAATCAATATTATTGTATGAAGAGCATTCTTCCGAATTCAGTTCTTGCTGCCGTGGAAATGAAAATAAATGCACCAGTTATAGAATCAACTACAACTCTAAATCAAGTTACTCCTTCTACCGTTAGAAAAACAATTAATACTTTTATGATTTAATGGGGGCGAAATGACTAGTCAAATTGATTATTCTCTAAAAGTTATTTATAGCGGAGCAGTGAAAGACTTAAGTGGATATGGTTCCGCCGCTAGAGATTATGTGAGATCTCTAGATGCGGCTGGTGTTGATGTCACTTTAGATGCACTGTCTTTCGAAAATCAGCCAAGAAGATTTGTAGAAGAAATTTTAGAGAGAAGATTATGGACAATGATGGGAAAGCCTCTTACTCCTAAGATGCAGATTATTCACTTAACTCCAGATAACTATAATCAGTATAGAAATAATTCTAAAATTAAAATTAGTTACTTTGCTTGGGAGACTTCATCTCTTCCAGCATCATGGATCGAACCTATAAATAGTATTTGTCGAGAAGTCTGGGTACCTTGTAAGTATCTAGCCGATGTTTCGAGAAACTCTGGCGTTACAATCCCGGTCCAGGTAATTCCTCATGCTATCCCGACTACAAGTTCTTTTCAGCCTTCTTGTGCTCTTGCTGGTTTACCAGAAGATAAATATAAATTTTATTCAATCTTTCAATGGAGCGAAAGAAAGAATCCTTTAGCTTTATTACAAGCTTACTATCAAGAATTTTCTAAAGATGATCCTGTCATTTATATTATAAAAACGTATAGAGTTGGTACTGGTACTTCAGAAAGAGATTTCATTAGAAGAGAAATATCGAAATTAAAGAAGATTACAAAAGGAGTTAATTGTCCTCCCATTCTTTTAATAGAAGATTATTTAAGCGTGGCGAAAATAAAAAATATTCACTACTTCGGAGATTGTTATGTATCTATGGCTCGATCTGAAGGTTTCGGGCTCCCGATCTTCGAAGCTGCGGCTATGGCGAATCCAGTTATAGTGCCTAACTATTCAGCTTTCCCGGAATTCTTTAATGAAGAGAATAGTTATTTAGTTGACGTTCCGAATGAAGTTCCAATTAGAGATATGAAACATATCTCAATCCTTTATACTGGTAATATGTTATGGGGAGATCCTTCTATTGATTCTTGTAGGAAAAGAATGAGAGAAGCATTTAATAATCAAGATCAAGCGAAAGAGAAAGGTCTCCGCGCAAGAAAAATGGTCGAAGATCAACTTTCTTATCAAACAATTGGTAGACTAATGAGAGATCGATTGGAGCTAATTCAGAAGGAGATTGTTTAATGAATAATATAAAAGAATTAGTATTTTGTGACGATTCTTCCGATAATTGGTTATTTAAAAAATATTATTATGCTGGAAGCAATTCGAGATATTGGACATTTCAAGTTGCTCTTAATTTGTTAAATCAAAGAGTAGAACATCCGACAATTGTAGAAACTGGTTGCCAGCGTCAAGCTGATGATCTTGGGGCAGGTATGAGTAGTTCTATTTTTGGAGAATATTGTAGTAAATATAATGGTCGCCTTTATACAGTAGACTTATTCCCTCAACATTTAGAAATTTGTAAGCAATGTACTCTTCCATTTAGCGATACGATTGAATACGTCTTGTCTGATTCTATTTCTTGGCTTAGAGAGGTAAAAGATATAAAAGCTGATTTACTTTATCTTGATAGTTTAGATTATCCGATTTCTCCTGATGGTCGAAGTTCGGTTAATCCTATAAAGGAACAAGAGGCTCAAGAACATTGTTTGAATGAATTTCTAGCGGCTGAATCTTCTGGAAAAATTAATTCTAAGACGATCGTTCTAATTGATGATAATCAACTTCCTGGTGGAGGTAAGCCTAGATTACTTAAAGAATATCTATTACAGAGTGGTTGGATTTGTCTTTTAGATTTACAACAAAGCCTTTGGGTAAAGGAACTATAAGGGTTAAAAAGCTATGAAAATTCTATACTTAAGCTGCCATGAATCGCTTGAGCATGATGAGATTAAATTATTCCATGAGATGGGACATCAAGTCTTCTCTCCGGGAAGTTATGTTAATCCTGATAATAGAGGTGATTCTTGTCTTAGACCTGATCTACCCCAGTTAAATTATGATCCAGCAATCGTGGAACAGTATCATCAAATTGGAGCGAGGTTTCCGGGAGAAGACGGGAAGATCCATTTAACGAAAGCATTTGTAGATAATTTTGATGTAGTAATTGTAATGCATATTCCTGATTGGATTAAAGTCAACTGGGAAGCAATTAAACATAAGCCTGTTATCTGGAGAACGATTGGTCAATCAGTCGCTTCTACTGAGCAAGGGTTAGCTCCTTATCGTGCTGCTGGATTAAAGATTGTTAGATATTCGCCGCAAGAAAATTTTATTCCTCACTACTTAGGATGTGACGCATTAATTAGATTTTATAAAGATCCAGATGAATACGGTCCTTGGAATGGAGATCAAAATTTCGTAATATCATTAGCTCAAAGTATGCAACAGCGTGGAAGCTTTTGTAATTATCATACCTTCGAAGAAGCGACCCGACCTTTTCCGAGAAAACTTTTTGGACCGGGAAACGAACAATCTGGTTTAGGTTATGGTAAGATTCCCTTTGAGCAGATAAAACAAGAATTTCGAAATAACCGAGTTTACTTCTATACTGGAACTCATCCGGCTAGTTATACTTTAAACTTTATCGAAAGTTGGATAAGTGGTATTCCGATAGTTGCTATTGGTCCCAAATTTGGGAATGCTGACGTTTGGAGAAATCATAATTTATATGAAATTCATAACTTAATTCATAATGGAGTCGATGGATTTATTTCTGATAGTATCTCTCAATTACAGTCTCATATTAGATCTCTACTAAACGATAAAAGGCTAGCTCAACAGATTTCGGATGCTGGAAGAAAAGAAGCTATAAGACATTTTGGAAGAGATATGATTAAAGCTTCCTGGGAAGTTTATCTCGGAAGTTTATAAAATGAATGTTTTTGTTGATTATATTGGTCATGGAGATCTTTCCTACTCTATGTTTGCTCTTTTCGAGAAGAGATTAGGATGGAATTTATATCGACCAGATCTAGGTCCAGAATGGAATGATTATAAAATTCAGACTGGAACTTTAACTAACGAAATCTCTCCTTTTTATTTTAAGAATGAGATTCAGCATGTTGATATTTTAATCTATCCATATACTCAAAAGATCTTAACGTTCGATCAATTTAGAGAGATGAAGATTGATATAATGATTACGACAACGTGGGCAAACGAAACCCCATTTTGTATGCTACAAAAAAAATATCATCCAAAAAGTCTTCTAATTAGGCAGATTGCGAATATCCACGAAAAACCTGTTCAGATTAAAAATCTTCTAATGTCAACTTTAGAGCCAATGCCTAGTGATGTAGATTATTTAATTTATCATCCTGAACAGGTTGATCTTTTCTTTTCAGAAGATCCCACTTTTTCTTTTATTATAAAGAGTTTTTCTAATTACTTAACTTCTTATCCAGAAGATCTTCAAGCTTGGAATCAATATCGAACGAGTCTTATTGATTTTGAATTTAGAATGCATGGTGCAGGAAGTGAACTGCATACTGTTCCGTCCAAATTAATGCCAGCTTCAATGAGAGAAGCGATGTTTATTTGGCATACAAAAGCCGTTGGTTCTTGTGGGTATGTTTTAAGGCAAGCATTAGCTTCTGGAAAACCTTGCATTGTAAGAAAAGATTATGCTCGAATTCATAACACATTAGCTCAAAACTTACTCCAGGATGGAGTTAATTGCATCGACATTGATCCGAAAGTCAGATCTTTTAATGAATCTTTGAACTTAATTAGGGAATGGTCTAGACCAGATGTTTATCCTGAAAAATGTGAAGCTACTATTAAGAAATTTAAGAATGATATTAATTTCGAGGAAGAAGCAGCAAATATTAAAACTTGGATTTTAGGTAAGACCTCTTAAGGAAAATTAAAAATGATTCGAGTATTTACCGATTATCATCATGGAGATCTTTATTATTCGCTTCATCGTTTATTTGAAGAGCAGTTAGGGTGGGAATTATATCGACCAATTGGATTAGATTGGTTTCACAACGGTTACTGGAAAATTGCCGAACCTTATAATAATGCAATTGATACTGTTCGGCAGTATTTAGATATTAATAATGATGGTTGGATCCCATTCAAAAATCTTAATGGTCAAAATTATTTAGAGAACAATACTTATTTCTCCTTCGATCCTAGTCATAATTATTATCATCGGGCGATAACTTTTGATAGTTTCAAGGAAATGCAATTTGATATAATTCTTCCAACTTACGAACCTCACGAAAGACTGTTTTTAAAATTACGAGATTTATTTCATCCAAAAGCTAAGTTAGTTGCACAGATGGGAAACAATGGACAAGATTCAATCTTGCCAAATGTAATTCATTCGGTTCCATATGTGTCTAAAATCAACCAAAAGGCTTTTTATTATCATCAGGAAATTGATCTTTCTTTATATACTTATCAGGCTCCTGATCCTAATCATAAAAAGATTTATAGTGTCGTCCATTTATATCCTTATCCTCAAATTTGGAAAGCTTACAAAGAGATACTTCCTGAAGTAGAAATGAAAAATTATGGAAGTGGTTGTCCTGATGGCGTTTTATCTGGACCAGAAAGTGTTTCTCAAAAAATGAGAGAAGCCTCTTGTGGTTGGCATTTAAAACCTCAAGGTGGTTTAGGTCATTCTAGTTTGGGTTGGTTAGCTTCAGGTCGACCAGTTATTACAAATATGAGTCAGATGAGGTCTTGGGGCGGGGATTGTTTATCTTTATTTGAGCCTGGAGTTACTTGTATTGATATCGAATCTTATACTAAAGCTCAAGGAGCTTCTGTTATCAGAGCCCTTTTAAAACCAGAAGAACTTTTAAAATGGTCAGAGAGAGTTTATCGACGTTTTAATGATTTAATCAATTATGATTTCGAGAAAGAACTTTTGGGAAAATTCTTCATGGAGGTTTTAAGTGACTAATCCGAAAGCGTTAGTAGTCGGATGTGGTGTAATGGGAAGTCATCATGCTCGAATTTATAGTGATCTTCAAATGCTTGCCGGAGTTTGTGATTCAGATGTTAATCGGGCCAGTTTTATTGGAGAGAAATATAAAGTTCCTTATTTTGTTGATTTAGATTTAGCATTATCGTCTTTAAAAAACGATTCATTTAGAGTTGCCTCGATTGCAGTACCAACTCCATTTCACTTCAATGTAACTAATAAATGTCTATCTGCTGGGTATCATGTTTTGCTAGAAAAACCAGCAGCAGAATCTATTCAAGAGATTAATTCTTTAGGAGAAAAGGCAAACGCCTTGGGTTTAGTTCTTTCGATTGGATATATCGAACTTTTTAATCCGGCTTTTCAGAAAGTCGAAGAGTTATTCAATGATGGATTTTTCGGAGAAATTACTTCAATTACTATTCGTCGAGTTGGAGGTATTCCACGATCAGCCGATAATGTTATTTTTGATTTAATGACGCATGATTTTAGTCTAGTTCAAAGACTTTTAAAAAAGATTCCAGATAGATTAACTGTTTATCAAAGGAGAAAATCTGAGATTCTCGTTGATTCAGCACAAGCACTCTTAGGATTTGGACCTATATCGGTTTTTTGTGAAGCGAACTGGATCTCTCCTATTAAGATCCGTAATTTAATTATTACTGGAACTAGCGGCTATTGTAAATCTGATTTGATTCAACAAAGTATCCAGTGTTTCGGAAAGAAACTAAATTCGCTTCAGCCTTTTTCGAATGAAGTGGACTCTTTATCAATGTATCTTTCTTTTAAGAAAGAACCTTTAAGAGAAGAAATTCTTAATTTTGTGAACTTTATAAAAGATAAATCTGGAATTATCGTATCTGCTTTTGAAGCAAGTCAAGTCTTAGAAACAACTTTAAGAGCGATTCAATTAGGAGGACAATAATGTCAGTTAAATCTGATGTTTGTATTGGAAACAATGTAATTATTTATCATCCTGAACTAGTTAATCTATATGGCTGTAAAATTGGAGATAATTGTAAGATTGCAACTTTCGTCGAGATTCAAACGGGAGTCGAGATTGGTAAGAATTGTAAGATAGAAGCATTCGCTTTTATTTGCACTGGAGTAACTATTGGGGACGGAGTTTTTATTGGACCCCATGTTTGTTTTACAAACGATAAATATCCGCGTGCAATTAATGATAATGGCGAATTATTGAACTCTGATCAGTGGACAATCTATCCAACCATTATTGAAGAAGGTGTTTCTATTGGAGCGAACAGTACGATTGTTTGCGGGATAAAAATAGGAAAGTATTCTAAAATCGGAGCCGGATCAGTAGTTACTAAAGATGTTCCAGAAAGAACATTGCTTTACGGTAATCCCGCTAGATGATAAACTATTTTTATGAAAAGATTTATGATTATGTCAAGTCCCTATTCTGGGATAAAATTTTTAGGGTCTCTTTTATCTGGCAAGATATTAAATTTAGAGACTCAATTAGCAAATCCTTTTTTTCTTGGAGTTAATATTGGGGAGTCTTGTTCTTTATTTAGAGGAGACTCTAAGTATCGAGTTCTAGAAGATTTAATTATCTCTCGTGCGAAAATTAAATCTAACGAGGGTTATTTCTGGGAACCTCCTGCGGATTTGGATAAATCTTTTTATCAGTCTTTCTCAGAGGATTGGAAATTTGTTTATTTGATAAGAGATCCTCGGAATAGAATTGAATCAATTTTAGAAAGGGTAAATATTTCTTTTCCTGATTTAAATCAAAGAGAGTCTGTTTTCGAAATGTATCTGGAAATTGAAAAGAGATATATGACTTCTGTTCTTCAGATGTTAAATCATCCGCAATTTAAATTAGTTAAGGTTGAAGATTTAATTAAAAATCCGGTTGAGACTATAGGTCAGGTTTTGTCGTTTCTGGACTTAAGTCCTGATTATCAGAAACTCCAAGATATTTCAATTTTATATTCTTCTAGTTCTCACGAATCTCCCTTTAAAGATAATGGAGAGAATTCTTCTTTTAGATGGAAAGTTTGGAGTAAAGAAGAACGAGAAAAGTTTTTCTGTTCTTGTGGAGAAAGTTTAGTTTCGCTAGGTTATGAAAAAGATGAAACTTGGATGCAACATCCAGGATCATTTTTAAGTAAAAACAATCCAATCGAATCAGCGTCAATTGAACCATTAGAAAAGCTTGTTATTCCCAATGAAGAAAGCCCTTCTTCTAAAATAACGAAAAAATCTAATAGAAAAAAAAGGTCCAAAAAGGATAAGTAGAGTAAATTTAGAGTATTATCGTGGCTAGGAGACCAATATGAAAGTACCTCTTCTCAATCCTTCTTTAAGTAACGCCCCCTATATAGAGGAACTTATTAAGGGAACCTCGGAAGTTCTTCGGGGGGGGCAATATATTCTAGGAGAAACAGTTTCTTCTTTTGAAGAAAGTTTTGCTCGTTATTTCAATGTTGCGTATGCGGTAGGAGTTAGTTCTGGAACAGATGCTCTAATCGCCTCTCTTCTCGCTTTAGAGATTGGGCCAGGAGATGAAGTCATTTGTCCTTCTTTTACCTTCTTTGCAACAGCAGGAGCGATTCATCGAGTTGGAGCTATTCCAGTTTTTGTTGATATTCAAAAAGATTGTTTTACAATTGATCCAAAAAAGGTTGAGTCTGCTATAACTTCGAGAACTAAGGCGATTATTCCGGTTCATTTATTTGGACAATCTGCAAACCTATTCGTTTTAAAATCTATTGCCCAACAATATAATCTCTATCTTATTGAAGATTGTGCTCAAGCTATCGGTTGTGTTGTAGATTCTCAAAAAGTTGGAACCATTGGTGATGTTGGATGTTTTTCTTTCTTTCCTTCTAAAAATTTAGGAGGTTTTGGTGATGCTGGATTAGTTATTACCAATAATCCGATCATTTCAGAAAAGCTTTATTCTATTCGGAATCATGGGATGAAAGAACAATATAAACATGATCGGGTGGGCGGGAATTTTCGGATCGATGCATTACAAGCAAAGTTACTTGAGATAAAGTTAAAGTATTTAGAAGAAGCTGAACTTAGACGATTAGAACATGCTGAACTTTATTTTCAGTTAATAAAGAATCCTCTTATTTCACTTCCAACCGTTGTGCGAGGGATTTCAGTTTGGAACCAATTTACTCTAAGAGTTCCATCTTATCGAAATCAACTTCAAAGATTTTTATCCGAAAATAATATTTCTTCGGCGGTTTATTATCCGATCCCTTTACATAAACAGTCTTGTTTTTCATATTTGAAGGATAAGTTTCTTATAGAAACAGAGAGAACTTGTTTAGAATGTCTTTCTATTCCTATCGCGCCAGAACTAACTGAAGAACAGATTCAGTTTGTGGCAGAAGTAATTGAGAGATTCAATGTCCGTTAAAGATCGTTTTCCTTATGTAAATTTCTTTCAACTTGATCAGTCATGTGGTCAAGAACCTTTAATCGGAGAAAATTGTGTTCTTAGTTGGGAAATGATTATTGATTGTGCCGGAAAAGTTACAATCGAGGATTATGTTTTCGTTGGTCATCGAACTATGATTTTAACTGGAGGACATAATTACACTCTTTATAATAGGGATAGACAGGATAGTATTTTAATTAAACCTGTTTATATTAAAGAGGGAGTGTGGATTGGATCAGGAGCGATAATTTGTCCTGGAGTAACGATCGGACAACATGCTGTTATTGGAGCTGGAGCCGTTGTAACTAAAGATGTTCCTCCATTAACGATTGTTGTCGGAAATCCTGCGAAAGTTATTAAATATTTATAGATTGTTAATTTTATCTTCTGTTTTAGTAAACTAATCTGAGAGGTTTTATGCAAAAGAATATCGTTATCACTGGCATTACTGGGATGGACGGCTCTATTCTATCAAGACGGCTTCTGGCTAAAGGTCACCATGTCTTCGGATTAGCTAGACGTTCATCTGATTCACCTAATCTACGGTGTGCAGAAGGCCTTCAGAACGATCCTAACTTCGAAGTAGTAGAGGGAGACCTTACCGATCTATCGAGTCTCTGTAGGCTTGTTAAGCTGGCTAGACCGCATGAGGTTTATAACTTAGCCGCAATGAGTCATGTAGGAACATCTTTTAAGGAACCGATTCATACCGCTCAGGTGACTGGATTAGGTGTTTTAAATTTATTAGAGGCTGTAAGACTTTCGGATGTACACTCTCGTTTTTATCAAGCGTGTCATGATGTCGAAACGAAGGTTGTTACTCCTGATGGAATAAAAGAATATATCTCTCTTAAAGAGGGAGATCTAGTCTATTCTCTTAATGAAGAGACTCATCAAATTGAATTAAGGTCAATAACAAAGATACATGAGTATGATTATAACGGGAAAATGGTTTCCCTTTTAGGGAAGCGTATTGATCAATTAGTAACGCCTAATCATAAAGTTTTATTAAAGTCTGATGATGATGAAATCGTTAAGATAGATGCGTCTAATGTTAAAGGTTTATTTGATTATGAGAGAATATCTAATCTTAGCCTGCCTTATGTTAAAGGATTAGATGAAAATCACGAGATTATATCTATCCTTGATATAGTTGAGTGTGAAGAAATTAGTAAAATTGGTGGTTCTAGGTATAAGAATCTAGTTACAGAGATAGAGGCTAAAGACTTATTATATATTTTAGGTTTGTATATAGGAGATGGTTACCATGCTTCAGCTTATCGGACTAGTTCTATTACATTTGAAGAGAAACAGTTATTAAGAGATGAATTTGGGAAGTATATTTCAGTAACAAAAAAAGATGTAATCAAAAAAGTAAAATCTAGTACGATGTTATTTGCTTTACCACGGAAAGATCCAGCAAGAGAAAAACTTATCTCTATATTAGATAAATATAATATCTCTTATACAGAACAAGACTTAACTATAACTTTTTCATCTCTTCCATTATCAAAAGTAATGAGATTAAGTGGTGGGAAGGTATATGATAAACATATACCGGATTTTGTATATAAATTCCCGTCTCTTCTTTCTTATTTATTAGAAGGAATAGTAGATTCTGATGGACATATTCGAAAGACGAAAGACGGGGAACGTTTTTGTATTACTACGTCTTCTTCTCAACTTGCGTCTCAAGTACTTGCTCTTGCTTTACAATGTGGAAGATATGCTTCATTACATAAAGTAACAGATCATAAGAATGAGATTTATGAAAATGGAAAGATAAGAATAATAAAATCTACATGTCCTTCTTATTATATAAATATAAGTGAAGGTATTAAAAATAAATTGTATAAATATATGTGTAACGAAGAAGATTATAGTGGTAAGGTATGGTGTTTAGAAATTAAAGATAATCATAATTTCTTAATTATACGTAACGGCAAGATTGCTATTTCTGGTAATAGTACCAGCGAATTAATAGGAGGAGTCAGTGACGTTCCTTCTAATGAAGAGACTCCATTCTATCCAAAGAGTCCTTATGGATGTGCGAAGCTTTTTGGTTATTGGATAACTAGAAATTATAGGGAGAGTTACCGCATGTTTGCCTCTAACGGTGTACTTTTCAATCACGAGACGCTAACCTATTGTAATCCTTTAATATTTAGAGGATCCGATGGTTTAGTAGATATTCTTCCGATTGGTGATATTGCGAGATTTCATAGTGGAGTCATTTTTGATATGTCGCAAACGAGTGGAATTCAAGGAGGAACACCTATTGTTCCGTTAGAAGTTTGGGATCAAAATGGTTGGACAAAAGTAAAATTTGTTTCTGGTTATCCTCATCAAGGAGATAAAGATCCTAAGATCGTTAATGCTAGAAGCTTAGTTTATTCTGGAACCGGAAGTCATGTTTGCATTATGGAGAATGGTGAAAAGGCGACTTCTGATATTCAAATTGGAGATCGAGTAGCGACTATTGAATATCCTTGTGTATCTGAAAAATCGACCGTTTCTTTAGAAGAAGCTGAATTTCTCGGTATGTTAGTTGGAGATGGTAATGTAAGTCAAGGAATTCCGCGTCTTACTAATAAAGATTTGAAGTTAAAAGAACGATTCGTTTATCTTTGGAGTACTTTCACAGGAAGTAATAAAGTTACTTTTAATAAAAGTAACTCTGGATTTACGGGAGAATTCATAGGAAGTGTTAGTTGCCAAAATGTTGATCATTTAAAATTTGATGTTTATTGTGAAGATATTTCTCCATTTGGTCATAGAGCAAAGAAAATTCCGAAGAAAATCCTTAATTCCTCCAAAGAAGTAATGAAGGCTTTTCTTGATGGATATAATGCTTGCGATGGTTTAAAGAAAAATAAATGTACTTATTTATATAAAAATTTTAAGACGAATTCAATGACATTAGCCGCAGGATTATTATATCTTGTATCTAAAGTTACGGGACAACGATATAATTTAACTGTAGAGAAAAGTGATGCATGGAGAAAAACTCAATATTATTACTCTATTAACCTTTTATCTTTAACTAGTAACGTTGAAAAAGAGATATCTATTAGACCGTTAATCGAAGCTGGTATATCTCAGCGTGAGATATCTCGAAGAACTGGTATTTCTCGAACGTTTATTAGAAAGATTCAAAGAGGTGGTCATGGCGTTATTAATCATCACCGATCTAGATCTTTCAATGAAGTGAAGAAAGTTATTTCTTTAGATTCGTTCGATGGATGGTTTTTTGATTTAGAGACAGAAAGCGGAACTTTCCATGCTGGAATTGGTCAAGGGGTCCTTCATAATTCGACTTGTCGAGGTCCTAATTTTGTAACTAGAAAAATTACTTTAGGGATTAGAGCTATTAAAGATGGAGTTCAAGATAAACTTTATTTAGGAAACCTTGATGCTCGGCGTGATTGGGGATGGGCTCCAGATTTTACTCAGGGTATGGAGTTAATTTTAAATCATCATGAGCCAGATGATTTTGTTTTAGCGACGGGGGAAACACATTCAGTTCGAGAATTCTGTGAAGAGGCATTCTCTATTGCTGGATTAGGAGACTATAAACAATACGTAGAAGTTGATCCTAGATTTTTCCGTCCTTCGGAAGTAAACGTTCTTATCGGTGATTATTCTAAAGCTAAAAGATTATTAGGTTGGGAACCAACGACTACATTTAAGGAATTAGTTAGCAATATGGTTCTCCACGATTTAAAATAAAATTTTAGTATAAGATATGATATGGCTCAAAGATTAAACCAAGTGAGATGTAAATCCTGTCAAAAGATTATCGGTCACGATCCAATTGTTAAAGAAATTGAAAAATGTTGGCATTGTAAGAAGGCGAAGAAAGTTACTCAAGCTACAGAGTCTAGTAATTTTGCGCGCGTAAAAAAAGGTCCAGCATTAGATCTAGGTCCTATTGGTGAAGTTAATTTCAGATCTGGTTGGGAAAGAAACTTTGCTCGATGGTTAACGGCTTCTCAAGTTGAATGGACTTTCGAAAGAGTATCTTTTACTTTTACTATTCATCCCAAGACGAAGAAGCCGTACAAAAAGAAACCCTGGGTTTACATTCCTGACTTTCTTGATGTTGGTAATAATATTCTCTATGAAGTAAAAGGTTATTTAAGATCAGAAGATAGATCTAAGATTCGCCGCTTAAAAGAAAATTATCCTGCCGAGTTTAAAAAGCTAAAAGCAGTCTGCTCTAAAACAAATAAAGATGCAGTTGCCTTTTATACTAAGTTTGAAGTTCCAGTTATTTTTATCGAAACATTGAGAGATGAATATCGGTCTCTTGTGAAAGAGGATTATTGGGAGGGAAAGTAAGTGAAGATCTTTCCTAGATTCTATGTACCTCTAATTGGAACGGCAAGAAATATAGAAGAGCTTATGCCTGTCTTGGAACATTGGATGATTAAAGTTATATATCCTGGTAGTCCTTTTTTACAGCAAGTTGTATGTTTTTATCTTCTTAATTACGGAAGTAGTTACGCTCCGAGATTTATTAAAAGACTCGCCGTGCAAGAACTTTTTCGCTTAAATGAAATTGAAGATATCTATGCTTGTGTTAGATTAGCTATTGTAGAGGCTTACCAAGATCATGATCCTTCTAAAGGAACTACTTCAATTGTAGATTGGTTATCATGGAGGATTCCATATATTACGTCTAAATATATAACAATGAAAATTACTCATCCAATTGAACCCTTTGACGAAGAATGGATTTCAGAAAGTATTCAAGAATTTGAGGAGCTTGATAGAAAAAAGACCGATCTTGATATACTAGCAGAAGAAGGTCAGTGGGGAAAAAGAGTTAAGTATTTGTATACTCGGCAATTAAAGGAGCAACGATGCATCATATAGCTAATTCAGCTAGAGGCCGCATGGCTAAGAATCAACAGGAACTTCTTCAGATCGCGATGAATTCCTCATCTTTTAAAGATGAAGACATGAGTCATCTTATTTGTGAAGTCGGATTTTCAGAATATGGAGAGGGTTCCTTAGAGAGAATGTCTCCGGATACTTTTTACGGAATGCTTTTGTCTCTTTTTAAGACAAGACCTTCAGCTCATCTTTGGGACGTTGTCCCGCAGGTCCCTCATACAGAAGATAAAATTCTACTTGAATCTCCTGAAGGATTTAGAATGTCATTTTCTGAGAAAGCTCAATATCTAAAAGAAGAATTTCAGGCTCGATCTAATATGGTTGGATTCAAATTAGAACTTCATAATGTTGATCTTTCATTAGGTGATTCAAATAAAACTCAGTCACTTTCTCTTTCTATTTATGAATCAACTCAAGATCTAGATAGTTATGTTCCCGTAAAAATTAGAGTTAGATATCGTTCTGATTTTTAATTTATTTAAGTAGACCTGCCTAGTTGTTCTCTGTTACCATTATAGTATAAACTCTTCGAGGGGACGTGAGGACTATAATGAGCGACCTTTACGAGAAGGTATCAGAACTGCGCGTCGCCCAAAGCGAAACGCATGCAATTGTTAAAAACTTATCCGAGCAAATCAATAAATATGTTATTGCTGATGATCAACGTCATCGTGATTTAACAGAATTTAGAATTGCTTCGTCGAAAAATCTAGCCGAGGTTGCCACTATCGTTCAAGATATGAAAAAAGAATTAGATATAACGGTAAACACTTCTGTCCCTTGTCTTCAAAAAGAAATTGAAGCTAACAAAACAACGGTAGGACTTCATACCTGGTTTATCAGATCTATTTTAGGAGTAACCTTTCTCGCCGTTCTTGGAGGAGCCGTGACCTCTCTTGCTCATTGTGAAATTTCTCCGGCTGAAGAGGCTCCAGTAGCTCGGACGGCTATTCTTAACGGAGACTAAAAATGAAAAGTCTAATAAAAACCTTCTTCTATAAGAATAACTCAATTTCGAAGACAGCAATTTTTTTATCTTTAGCCACCTTTATTCTTTTAATACTTTGGCCTTTTCAGGCATTATTTGTTGGAGTTAATTTTTTTGGGTGGTGGGTAATCCCTGAATTTTCAGCTAGTGCAGCAACTTCAGTGCTAGGCACATTAGCGGCTCTATATGCAGTTAATCACGGATGGACCAATCGTGAAGGTGGAATTACGACTGAGGAATTAGCGGAGATGAGAACGAAGATGGAAGAGACTATGAATATAGTTAAAGGTAGGACTGATAATGACCGATAGTTTTAATGCGAGTACTGAAGCTCGACTTTCGGAAATTGAAGAATCTCTTTCTGATATATGGAGATTATTAAGATCGGTTATGAATCGAGAACAATTCAACCGATTAAATATTATTCGTCAGACAGAGATGACTAAATTAAGTACTCGATTAGACGACGCAGAGACTACTCTTAC